AATAGTTGTAGAAGTTAATCCACTTGTACTAATTTGAAAAAAAGTAATCTCTGTCTGACCATCAAAGTCAGTTCCAGCAGTTCCAACTGTAACAATACCAGTTTTTATTTTAATAGACATTTTCTAAGAAACCTTTTTTTATATTTATCTTACAACTCATTCTTAATCAATAAGATATCAAAAGCAGCGGTGAATCTACCGTTGTTAGAAGTACCAGTTGTCATGCGGACATCGATGTCAGTTTTTTCTGGTAGTTCCTGTGGGAAGGAGAACTTGTAACTGTATTGTCCACCAGTACCAGTTACTTCAAATGTATGACCAACTCTGAATGCATTTCCAGTAGTGTTGTATCTTATATACATGAATCCTGTTCCAAAGGCAGAACCTTGTGCGCTTGCGTTACCTTGATATAAGTATCCAGTGTATCCTGCAGGAACAGTATAAACAGACATAAGAGTTTGTCCTGCATCAGCAAGAATTCTCAGGACTTCTGTTCCACCTCTGGTTACATTGATTTCAGTTTCGTTGGTTGTGGATGTAGAGATAAACCCACGATACACTCTCTTGAATGTCTGAGTACCTGTGACATCTCCAGCACTAGATAATGTAAATGTCTCTGATGCTAACTCAAAGTTCTCATCAAGACCCTGAATGGTCAGTTCTTTTCCATTATCAGCGGCACCAACTTGACCAACAACTAGAACACCAGCAGTATCAAATGCATTCCAAGGATAGAGAGTATCCTCTTTATCCCATAGAGTTGCTGTAGTATTTGTTGATTGAGATGGAGTTGCACCAAACTTGTGGATCTGTGATGCACCTCTTACCTTTCCACGGGCAACGTTTAGATCAAACTGTTCATCCCAGATATAATTACGAAATCCCATTATCTACAATTCCAACGTCTCAATGCTTTATTTATTCTAGAATCTGGATCTCTTGCTGTTTTAGAAGAAGTTCGTTTGGATTTCATACCTTTCATTCTACTACAAAACGAAGAACGACGCTTTTTTCTTTTACCTTCTGGATTTTTCTCTGTTACAGCAGTTTGTAATTTTGAACCTGGATTTTCTTGGCGATATTTTTTTACCGTATCTTTGCTCATACCATCAGTTCTGTCTTTGCGATTTGCTGATTGCCAATCTTCATCAATCCAAGATAATGTTCCATGATTGTAGTGCTTTGCACTAGTAATGGTAACTGTACCTTTAGGTGTAGATGGATATACGTTTTGAACTACTGCTCCAGGATACTCATTTTGAAGTTGTTCACCAAGTTCTTTTCTTGATGGTAAATCTCCATTCTCTATAACCATTTCCATATTATAGAGTCTTCCTCTCCAAAGAACGTCGGCGGTAAAATGTTCACCGACGTTATCTACTTTTTTGGCAGATCTCCTCCAATAACAATTGTACCAACACTGCCTCCAGAGATATTAACATCTTCTTTTACACAATTAGGAACTACTTTACCATTCTTTTTCTTGGTTCCCTTTGCCTTGTAACCATCCCAGCACTTGCTAGCACCAACGTTGGCGCGTGCTGTTGCCATTTTACCCTCAACATTAAGAGTTTCTGGATAATTTTTATCACCTGGCTTTCTTTTGGGTTTTCCTGCTTTACGTCTCGCATGAATGTTGTCCCAAAGACCTTTCTTCTCCTCAATTTCTATATCATCACTCTTTGAACACTCACAAGGTGTCTTTTTACATTTGCCGCATTCTTCTTTAAGTTCTACTTCTTCTTTAGTAGTAACTTTAAATAATGGGGAATCAAAATTTGCATGATTGCTAGGAAGATCTGAAGTAGAGAACTGAAGAACTCTTCCTCCAGGATAAACCTTCTCAATTTCTGCTTGAATATCTTTCTTTGTAGGTAACTTTGCTTGTGGGAAGAACATTCTTAGATATTGTGAACGTCCCCTCCAACTAACAATGACTGATAGCAAATGACCAAACTCTGAAGGTAGTCTAACTGCCTCTTCTAGTTCAACTTCCTCATTCTGACGCTCTGCTTCTAACTTAGCAGCAATCGCCATTTGGCGGATTTTTTCATCAGACTTACCTTTAAATTGAGGTTTTTTAGACTTACGAAAATCTTTAATTACATCTCCCATGTCTGCTTTTGCAAGATCCATACCTTCTTTTGTTGTATATCCTGCTACAGCATCTGTATTATGCTCAGTGTCAGTAAGTTTTGCTTGCATCCAGGCAGGAAGATTTTTTTCCTTTTTACCAATACTCTTCTTAACTTTCTTTAAGTTTTCTTGGGATTTACTAATCTGTTTATGTGCCATGGACACTTCATGATCTTTTTCTTCTCTCTGTGAGAGTAAAGATTCTGGTGTAATTAAGTCAATAAATTCTACAAATTTGTTACCAAAAGCATCTTCAATTGTAACTGATTCATCAACATTTGGAATTGGTTTGCAACAGTTTTCTTCAGAGCACCAATAGTGCCCATCACTACACCTCTCCTCTCCAAGAATTTTATCTACTAATTTTATTTCTTCTTTCTTAATAGTTGGTAGTCCAACCTTCATAGAAGGACGCAATTTTTTATCGGCAACTTTTCTTTCATTTTCATTTGGAGAATCCTTCATAGCAGCAATTCTATTCTGCTTTCTTGCTGAAGAATGTGCTTTAGTATCTATATTAAAACTGGCCATTATCCAAAAGAGTGCTTTTTACTATTTATCGTTTAGTCGCTTTTGATTTTTTAAATATTTAGATAACTCATCTGTAGATCCAAAAAATACTGCATTGTTAGTAACATTTGTTGTCTTCCCTTTGGGATTTTCCTCATCAAGTTCTTTCATCTTCTTTTGAAGATCTACTATTTTGTCCGTCGCATCTGATACATTTTTAATTAATTGTGCAACAACTTCATATGCTCTTGGTTGTCCACCATCAACAGCAATTTCTAAAGCACTATCAAGTGCTTCTTGACCCTTTTCTATAATTGAATATAAATTTCCTCTGGTATATTCATAATCTTTAGTAATATCTTCATTAGGATCTTTTATAGGAACTATTTTATCTTTTCTTTCTTTTTTTCTCTCTACTATATCAGCATCAACGTTAAAAGTTGAATTTAAGTCATCGAAGTGTTCTTTCATGATTTTTACCCACTAAAACCAAAGTCATCACCAGCACTGATTAAATTATTATCAGACTCATCTATTCCATATATTGCGCTACCACCAACATGCTCAGCTGCTACTGTATTGTAAGCAGCTCTTGTGACTGTAATTTCATTACCATTTACTGATCTAACATAAATTGTTTCCTCGTCAATTGTTATATAAGTATCTGCTGCTATTTGGGATCCATCTTCAACATCAAGAATGGTAGCATCTGGTAAAGTATCTATATTTAATGTTGTTTTAACTATTCCTGTATAATTTTTAGTTGCTACTGGTTTCTTATAAATTAGATTTCTTGCTCCTGCACCAGAAGTATCTGCACCAGCAAGACCAATAGATACGCTCTTGATAACATCTCTGGTAGAATCTTTAACAGGACCAAACAAGTATGTTTTAGCTGTAAACTTCAACGTATAAAGTAAAACTCTTCTTGTTGTGAAATCTCCTTCATAATTATCTTCAAAATTAACAGATTCTAAAGTTATAGGAACATCTCTTTTCTCACCAATTGTATCCACCAAATCTATAGTCAATGTATAATTTGGTTGAAAGTATGGAAGTATTTGTTCAACTATTTGTAAAGCATCGTCATTTAATAATGTCATTATAGACAACTCAAAGTCCATATTGTATGGTACAGGAAAATATACTTTTTTAATATCAGTCTTATCTGATTTTAGTGTAGTTGTAAAGTGTTGAGTTCCTGCTAATTTTCTACCAGTATCATAAGATATTCCTGTAAATTCAAATGACATTCTAGGAAGACTCATTTGAACTGGTTTATTTAAATTTGCTTGCTGCTCAATCCTAGCAAGAAATTTTTGAGTGGGTCCATATGCTAATGGAACTTCAATTACTTCTTCTGCTACCCCATCAGTAGATTCTCTTTTAATTTTTATATTATTAAAAAGAGTTCCAAAAGATATTACAGTTTTTCTGAATATTTGGTGGTAAAAATGATCAAACATGGCTTTATTTTTTTAAGGATTTCCGAAAGGATTTGACTCACTAAAATCTAGTATGTTATCTGCTTCGATTTCAATAGTTTTGTTTTGTTTGAATTTATCTTCAATTTCAATATCATTATTTAGAATAGTATACTGTGCTCCACTTTCAGATCCAGTTAAAATCTCTCCATCAATAAATGTTCCCAATATGTTGCCCAAGGTTAAGACCTTGTTAATAGTATCCCAAGATTTTACTCTTGCAGTAGAACTGTTTGCAGATCCAACAACAACTTCATTAAATATAAATTTACCAGTTCCTATTACTACATCGGGAGGATCTATAACAACAGTAGGAACTTCAGCATAGTTGTTTCCACTATCATGAATTACAATAGAGGTAACTATTCCAGATTCACTAATCAATGCTGATGCTACAGCAGGAATAAATCCAGTCAATCCTGCCCCAACAAATGTAACATTAGGTGCTTCATAATAACCACTACCTCCACCAGTAATTGTTACTACACCTACAGCATTATTTGCAATTTTACATACTCCATATGCTCCACTTCCACCACCTCCAGTAAATGTTATACGAGGAGTCACTGTATATCCATATCCAGGGTTTATAATATCTACTGCTTGAACTCTTAAAGACTCTTCAGATGTATCACATAGATCAACAATTCCAGAAATCATAGATGCAATTCCAACAGCAGTTAATCCATTATCTGGTGCAGAAGTAATTGCGACTCTTGGAGATTCAAAATATCCAGAACCTCTATTTGATATTGAAACAGTTCTTATTGCACCATCCACTAAACCAGTAAATGCTGTTGCAGTAGTTCCAACTCCAACCATTTGAAGTTTTTGTAAAAATCCTTCTTCCTCTATATTATCATCAATTTCATCTACACCCGTAGCAATAATTTCATCATTATAAACATATAGCTCACATTTTAATTCATAAACATAGTTTTTTTGTAATTGATAAAAAGGTTTTTCATGTTCTACATATTTTATTTCGAATAATTTATCACCCAATGGAAAATAAATTAAGTCCCCCTCTTTGGGTCTCTCTGTTAATTTTGTATTCTCTATGGGTTCAATAATGGGTCGTATTCCCAACTCATACCTTTCTTTTGATATTATTAGTGTTAAATCATCTACTTCTTGAACACCAAATTTTGATAGTAAAGTTCCTGCTCCACCAAAACCTTCATATGTATCTACATATGCTTCAATAGGAATAGCAACAGTAAATTCTGATCTAGAGACTTCTTCTAATATAGTTTTTTCATTTACAAATATTCTTGGAATGTAATAAATTTCTATCCCAAACATCTTAATGTGCTCGTTTACAAGGTCTTGAACTAAACCTTGTTCTCCAGAAGATCCGTGTAGAAAAAATGGATTTAATGGCATAATACTAACCTATCATATCGAACGGTGGTAATTCATAAGTAGAAGACATTTTCTCCATCAATGCAGCAATTTCTTTTTCTCCATCATCATACATTTGTCTTCCATTTAGTTCCACTCCTCCAGGTAATTTAACTCCTTGGAATTTTATGAGGTTTTGACCCCACTGCCTTTTAATTAATGCTGTTAAGTATGGTTTTAGAAAAGAATCATTCCATACTTGGGGAGAATCTGCTGGATCCAAAAGTCTATAACAATCAATAATCAAATATTGCCCAGGTCTAAGCATTCCCCAATCGACATCTAAATATAATCTATCTTGTCTCTGATTGTATCTTATTTGTTTTTTTGTACTTAGTAAAAAATCTATATCTTCAAGGTATCTTTTAACCATACTATAACTTAAAAGTTCTATAGAACTCCAATTATAAACTTCATTTAAAAATAATTGATATTTTACACTAAACATTCCACTAGAAATTGAGTTAGCACCCTCAAAATTCATAACT